AGTATTTAATATGAAAAGAAAATTTTATAGAGAATCTGAAAAAGTCATTAAAGGGCTTGACGAATACACTAAAGAAGAATTGATTGAAGATTATGTAATTGATTTAAAAAGAGTTAAAAATGGTGAAAAAACAACTATAATGAAATTATTTTTAGTTGTTCTTAAACGAGAATATGGTATACTTGAAGAGGATATAGAAAAAATGTATCCAGAATATTTTATATAGGGGCTTGAATGAAAATAAATTATAGTAATTATAACGGTGAAAGTAAATTTGTTATAAACGGGTTTAATAAACAATTTTCGCTGCCAATGCAATATGCTGATAAAATCCTAAAAGAATACAAAAATCCTGATATGGATAAGTATTTGGAGTTGATAGAGCAAGAGCGGTTGATTATACAACAAAAGAAAGGCATTTTAAGTGATATTAAAAAAGATTTTAATAATTATCTTGAAAAACAATATCCAGAGTATTTTATATAGGATTTAAAATGAAAGATTTAACCTATTGAAGGTCGGAAAATCAAATCAACTGGAATGCAAAGAGATAAAGTAAAAGAATTAACCCCGGAAGAGTTCCCGGAGTATTATGTTTAAGAGCTTACAATTTCTGCAATGCTTCTTGAACCTACATTAACGAAGTTAAGGTGAATAAACTCAGCAACATAAGTATGTCTGATATAAATATCAACTTTTAATTCGTTTCTACTAATAACATCTGGTGTGTTGTTTGTTTCGTCACAAACTACTAAGAAATCTGTAATACCTCTACCAGCTTTAATACTTGAAAGATATGGATTAAACATAGCAAGTATTGAGTTTCTTGTATAAGGGTCATTGAACTCAAATACTTGGCTTCTTGCAGCTTTTGACATAGCTTTTTCAAGTTCATTAAAGAGTGTTCTAATATTAATACGGTCGAAGCTTGAAGCATAAGGCAGTAATGTTTTGTTACCCCATACAAGGTCGCCAGTTCCTGGGAATCTTACAAGTGGATTGATGCTGTTTTTATACAAAGTATCTCTTTGTGGTTTTGAAGGAATGAATGCCATTCTATCAATACCTCTAATAATACCACGTTTCATACCAGCTGATACCCACCATGCAGCGTTATCGTTAGATACAGAACATCTAATACCAGCCATATCACCAGCAACGTTAATCCATCTGTATTTTTTATTATAAGGGTCATAAATTCTAAAGTAATTACCAAAGAATGCACCAAACATAGTTCTTGTAAGCCCACCATAACCTTGTGTTAGGTATTTTACAATAGCATTTGTAGCATCATTAGCAGATTTGCCAACTGTGTCAACGTATCTTGCACCTACATAAGCAATACAATCTTTACGTTTGTCTGCAAGTTCAATAGCAATATTTAGATTATCGCCACCATCATATACTACTTCATTGCCGATAATAACATCAATTTCATAACGTTCTTTATCTTCAGCTGTAAAGTAAGCATCTCTAATAGCACCGACATCGACTTTTGGATTTTTACCACCTTGCACTTTTAAGTTCATTGTTTCTACACCTAAAATTGCACCTGATTCATCATAACCCATACGGTCACAAACAAGATAAGAAGCAGGTAAATCAGATATACTTGAATTTTCAAGCACATATACAAGTTCACTTTGTTCATTGATTACAGTTTCAATATAATTAGAGCGATTGTTTCCATCTACACCTTCAGGGTCAAAAGCAACTATATAAGTTTCGAGTTTGTCACCCATTTTTATCATAATAGCAACTTGGTCACTGTTTGGGTAATAATGATAAAGGTCTGTCAAATAATAATTTTCAAATTCATCACCATTTTTTGAAGTAAATGCAATAGCATTGTTATAAGGACTTCCATCTGAATCATATTCAGTAATAAAATCATAATAATTTGCAATAGCAATTTCAATCACTTCTTTAGAAGGTGTTTTAGAGAAAAATTTAAGTTTTGATTTATCTTTAAAATGTCTTAATCTGTTTGTTTCTGCTGTATAGTAAAAGTCCCATTCAGTATCATTTTTAATAGTATCATAAGTTGTATTTAATCTATTATCAGAGTAACATTGTGTATCTGGGTCTGGTATAAAGTCAACGTTTTCAGGGTCAACAGCCATTGGAATAGTTGGATTGTCGTTACTATCAACAGGTCCTCTATAAAATGCTTCAGTTTCACCATTTTTGTGGTTTTTAGAATGTAAATAAATTTTACCTTCTACATCTGGATTAGGTACTGTGCTTCCTGAAAAAGCTGCTGTTACTTCAATTTCACAACTTGTTATTCCTGGTCCTGAATTTACATATTTAAAGGTTGAAACTACAGCTATATTATTGGGGTCTTGTCCGGCATCGCCAAAAGAAATCCAATCACCTTCTTGAAATTGTGGCAATTCCCAACTATATTTGTTTAATCCTTGTATAATAGTAAAAGAAGCTAAAGAACCACTTTCTTGATAATTTTCATAATCTGCTACATATTCAGGATTATCTGAAGGAGTAGGGTCATTTAAAGGGTCTGTATTTGTTTCTACAAAAGCTCTTGTAATTACTAATTGGTCTCCATAATCCAAAAATTTATAGCATTGAAACCATTGGTTATAATTTTGGTCTGTAGGTGTTCCAAAATTATCTATTAATTCTTGTTTATTTGTTACAGCAAATGGTATACCAGCAGGTCCTTTTGTAAATTCACCTGCAAAAAATGCTACATTAGATGCAACGTTAGGCACAATTGCTGAGTAATCTTGTTCGGTTACGTATACACCGGGGCTTAAATATTGTGACATATTTTTTCCTTTATTTTTATTCGAGTCGAGAGGTGTGTTTGAAAGTACAATCATAAAGAATAGGCTCTTCACCTATCCAGCACCTCAAAGTCCACTCACCCGAACTCTTACTTTATTTATAAGATAAGTTTATAATGCTGTTGGGTTCAATGTAGCAGTATAAGAATTACTATAGTCTGGGTAATCACCCGTACCAACAACCCAATGAGAATAAGTAAACGTTACTGATAATTCAATAGGACTGTTTTCGGCTGAATCATCATATGCAATCTCACCAACAACTGAGGGCCATACATTATAAAGTGTATATTGTGCTGTTACATTCATAGCAGAATCTAACTGTTCTACTAAAACGGTAGCAAAGATAGCAGCAGGGTCACCTGTATGGATGTTTCTATAAAAGTTATCACAAGCATCTTGCCATTTTAAAAGGTCAGTTCTTATATCATGTGTTTCACCTAAATAAAAAGATACTTCCCAAGTGTTATCAAAAGTTGTATCACCTGGTATAGGCAATTTACGACCTTGATTCCATAATTCAATTACACCTATTTCTTTTTGAGGTGCAGTAGCTGATTTAGCTAAAACGTCAATAGCTTTAGCATCGACATTACTTCCAACTGCTCCTGGGAAAGTCAAAGTAACTCTATATTTATTTTGTCTACCAGTAGCACCTAATACATTTTCTAAATCGCTTATTTTGTTAAGAGTTAAGCTTTCTGTTGCTGTAGGCATGTTTGTTCCTTTTTGTTTTATTTATAAGTTTTGATTAAAAATTTTGAATACCAGAATAAGTAAATGTTACTGTAGTTGACGATACGTCACCCGTTTCATCTGTATATTGAACTTCTGAAATATCTGAAATCCATGCATTCATTAAAATTATAGTACTCCTGACCTCTTCATGTTCTCCTAATTGTTGGATAGTCAAATCAAATTGATACCAAGCAGCTGTATTTGATTTTTGTATAAATGATGAATTTGATGCTGTTTCAGATGATGCACCTAAAAATGATAATGATGGAGCGTCGTCTGTAAAATAACTTTGAACTTCAGATATACTACCCAAAAATAAATTTCTATATTTAAAATCTTGGTCATTGTAAAATGTCATAGAGATAGAGCCTTGGTCTCCACGGTCTCCTGAAATTTTATATTCACGTCCTCTTAAATAAACATCAACAGACCCTAATGCTCTGCCAGGTGATGTCATTTCATGACACAATACGTCTATGATACCATTATCAGATGGAAATAAAATTCTATATTTATTTGTCCTAGCACCTGATTTTATATCTTGTATAAGATGTGATATTTTAATTGCCATTATTTTCCTTTGTATTTCTAATACATATCTAAGTAATCGTCTAAATTTTCTATAGATTCTTTCATACCATTTATAGTTGTTAATGCTCTATAATAAGCAAAAGTAACAGTTAATTCTAATACAGAATCTTTTCCAGCAGTGTCAAATGGTAATTCACTGACAGAAGTTGGAAACACATCTTCAAACTCAAATACTATAGGTTGTTTTGGACTTTCAATAAAATCCCGGCCTATTAATACGATGTTTCCGTATCTTGCATTAGGAGCACCCTTTGATGCAGATACTAAACCACTTGAAGGTCCGTTACGTGCTATTGTACTTCTGTTATCAATCCCATGTATCCAATCTTGAAACATTCCTTTAACGGTATAATACTCATCAACATAAAAAGTGACAGATATTTCTTGAGATTGATTTGTTCTTCCAGGCAATTTTAATGTATGTCCTTTAATTTTAATATCGTATGTATCATTTTGTGCGCTTGGTGATGTTATAGTTTTACACAATACATCTAATTGGTTTCCTGAATCTGGATTTATGCTTAAAGCACTAGGAAATGTAATTATGGCGTTGTATTTTGTAGGTCTTGCAAAATTACCTGCAAATGTGCTTAAAGCTTTACTTATTCTCATTAACAAACCTCCCCGTTGAACTCGTTAAATGTAGTAGTTGTAAAAGAAACTGAAAATTCCAAAATTTGTGTATTGCTGTTATTTAATTGTGATTGTGAAATTGTATCAATTAAACAAGTATCAGATGTGAAAAATTCTTTGTCACCAGCCGAAATTTTAATAGTACTTTGAGCTTTTTCAACATATTCACCTTGCTG